CCCGCCGTGGGAGCCGTCCTCCTCGTGGATTGGTTTTCCCTGCCTGCGTCCCAGGCTAGGGCAGGCAGGGCTGCCCACGTTCTTTGCCGCTAGGGATGGGCGGCTTTGTGGGCAGAGTATTCGAGAGCGCGGAGCGCCCCCAAAACCAAATAAGAAAACATGCTCGCTTGAAGCGAAGCTCGAAAGCCTGCATCAGCAGGCTTAAAAATTTTTCGCAAGAAAAAACCGGACCTTGGGAGTCCGGTTCGTCTTGCGATCACTGGGGGTTACTTCTCGCTCTCCATCGGCGGCATTGCCGAAATTCTGAGCACAGCCTTGCCTCTGTGCTCTCCTACCAGGATGATGATCTTCTTTCCAATGACTTCGGCGATGGTCTCGGCCTTGGTCGCGGATTTGAGAGACTGCACATCTACCTGGGCGGAGAGAAGATAGCCGCGGGGGAATGGGGCTCCGGTCTTGGTCTGGAAATAAAGAACGGGCTGATTTTGGATCCTCGGCTTTTTGGTTTCGGGGTCAATGTCTTTTGGATTGGGGACGGTCTCCTCGCTGGCGATGCGTGCGATAGTGACGGTCAATTGTGCGACCTTCCATCGTTCGGTCAGGTCCGAGACCTTCAGGAATCGGGAGGGGTGCAAGTCGTCGAGTCGGGTGTTGGGGTCGTAAGTTTGGGCGTTCATGAGATTGCCTGTGCGGCGCGTGCGCGTTCTTCTTCATTTGCAAATGTGTTTCCTTCGGCTTCCCATCCGTGTTTGCATGATCTGCAAATTCCGGTGGCGCGCTCGTCGTCATAAAACAGTGACGTGCCGCATGGCTCGGTTATTATCTCTGGTGCTTTCCATGCGAATTTTCCGGTGACGATGTTCATGGTTCCGCGTGTGACGGTCTTTGTGCGTTGGATTTTGCAAAGTAACTTGTTCATTGTGAGGGTTTCCATTCTGCCGGATACAAAGCCTCCGGCGTGGCTCATAGGATTTTTGAAATTATACGATATTGATTCGTTCAAATTCTTGCAAGACGGCCTCTGCGATTGTATCGGCCTCTTCCCGTGTAGGGTGGGTGGCCGATTCAAATACGGTTGTATGGTCGTCGCGATAAACCATGAAGTAATAGCCTCCCTTGGTGCGGTCTTGATAGCGAATGTAGTAATAGTGTTTCATGCGAGGGTTCCTTTAGTGTGGTAATTGTTGGGCAAGTAGCAGGGCAAACAATAGAATGCCGAATGCCGCGATTATTAGCAGTTCTTTCATGGGTGAGGGTTCCTTATTTCTTGATAGTCTTTGGTTTGGGGGTTAGGCTTCCGCTTGGCATTATTGCACCAGTGCATGGGCGAGTGCGGCCATCGGCTGCGTGTCCGGTCGGCGGATTGGGAATAAATCGAAATTGGCTCTATTGCGTAATTGCTCGGTGGTAGCCAGAACGATCTGATAGGGCTTGCCATCTACGGGGCGGAGGATATAGCGGCCGCTTGGCTCGTCTTTGTAGTCGAGCTCTACGCGGTAGAGCTTGTGATTGACCTTGCATTTTGCGTAAATCGAAAGAGACATGTGAGGGTTCCTTATTGAATTTGTTTGAACGGCTTATAGCCGGAGCGACCTAACGGGTTTGCATGGGGTGCGGATATGTGCGATTTCTATTTCTGCGGTATGTTTCGGGAGTTTCGCCGCGGCGCTTTGCTCCGGCTGCTTCTGTGGGGAGTACTGGATTGTCGCGGGGTCCGATATCGCGCCATGCTTGGGCTTCTTCTGCTGTAAAGCCAGCATTACGCCATTCGGGAGCGGAGCGAAAACCAAAACCAGCATTACGCCATTCTTTTGCTTCTTCTGCTGTAAAGCCAGCTTTTTTGAAGTGCTCGAAATCGAGCCGTAAGGATTCTGCTTTTGATTGTGTAGTATCTTTTCTTTTCATGCTGATCACCTAGAATAACGCTTGCTGAGTGGCTTGCGAAAACGACGAGGAACGGGGGACCATGACAACCCAGCCGCCCGCGCCATTGATTGAACAATGCGGCTGGTATTTTGAGCGGAGCTCGAAGAAGGATGATGCAAGGACCTTGCCCCAGGGCGTGACCACTGCCCACTGGCCGGTGACTAATTGGGCATAGTGAGCGATCACTGCATTGGGTGGGATTTGAATGAACATGCTTACATGATAGCACAGAATGCAAGACAATACAAGACAAAAGGAATGATTGCAAGGAAATTGCAAGGTTTTGTTTTTGGGCTTCGCGTAGCATGGAGAAACCTCCAAGCCGTACTCGGCGGGCTGCCGACCGGAAAAAAATAGGCCGATGCGCTTCGGCGCTATTTTTTGGAGGGAGCTCAACGTGCCTGCGATGCAGTTGCAAGCAGGGGGCTTTCTAAAAACTATTGCTCGATGATCTTCGAGCAACCCTCAAGAATCTAAAAACTTTTAGCCGATGCTTTTCGGCGTTACTCTAAAAACTTGTCCTTGACTTTTGCCTTTCTTCGGCTTATAATGCAAGACAAAGGAGTAATATGAAAAAACAAACTGCTATCAAATCTTCCCGTGAAGTCCGGCTCACTGTCCGCCTGACGGCTGACGACAAGGCTCGGCTTGAGTCTTTGCGTGTGCGCATGTCTCCGTATGCGCCTTTGAGTTTGGGTAAAGCTTTATCGGCTGCGATTCAGATTGCCGATGAAAAGCTGAATAAAGGCGAGCGCAAGGCTTAGGCGCAACCGCGCCGACGGCGTACTCGCCGGAAGCTTCTGGAGCCCCCTGCCCCTATCCCATGTTTGACACACCTTGCTGGATGCGAAGCCCCGAACGATAGTGAGAGAGCGTAGCAGACGTGGGGGGTGGGGTTGGGTTTGGGAGGGGCGGGGGGCGGCTTGCGCTCGTTCTCTCGAAACGGGTGGGCTGTTAGCTTGTGGTATTATCGGCTTGTTCGTCCTTTACTTAGATACCTTTTTTAGACTTAGGGGGCTGGCTCGGTGTGCCGTCCGTTGAATGCAGGGAACGGACCTTGATTGTGCGGAGCGGAAGTATCGCACGCCTTAGGCGTAAGCTGCATAGCCAGTGTCATGTGAAATGAGAGCCCGCGCAATTGCGCGGGCTCTCTGCTTTGATCTTCGGGGGTTCGGGGGCTTGCCCCCGTTAGCAGAGAGCGACCGGAGGGAGCGGCGGAGCCGACATCCTCACGCTCCGCCGCTCTCATTTTCATATTGACAATCATCTATATATCTTGTATGCTTTCCCTCTGATAGCGTACCTCGGCCTGAGACGGGAGCGCGACCGATTCACTGAGACGACCGTTATTCTAGATTGGGTGAGCCTGTACCTTTGTAAGAGTGTAGCTGTCTAGATGGAATGTCCGCTCTTGGCTCCAACCGTCGCGGACATTTCTGCTTTATGTGAATAGTTTCGCCAGTAATTTGAGCATAAGCCGTAATGTCTTTGCCAGAAATTTTACCGCTGCAATCACCTGTGCATTTGTGGGGTTGACGGCGTTCTCTATGTTCTGTAACTGTGCAATGGTGGCAAGGTATTCGTCCTTGAGTTGCTGGCGGTCGGCGCGAAATGCTAATGTCTCTGGTGATGGGGGAGCGTTGGTAAAAGTGGGTGGGTCGGGGAATATTACATCGTCAGGGTTTGCGTATGCAAACTCAATATTTTGCAAAGTCTCGCGGTAGGTTTGCCAGGTCGCTTTCTCTGCTGCGGTCAGTGGCGCGTCTATGAGTTGCGTCCAATCTGACCCCTTCGATATTCCATCTCGATACATCTTTATCAGTGCCCATTTTTCAGGCTCGGAGATGATCGCGCCTGCATGGAGCGTGCTGTATGCGTTCCATAAATCAGATGTTTGCATGGTGTTCCTAGAATTGATACGAATCTCTTAGAGTTAGTTCGTCGTTGGCTGCCATCCCAGACCATTGCAGAAATGCCGAACCCATAGCACTTGCAAACGCCACAACAGAATAGCCTGGATTTCCAAGGGGTCCGCCTTTGAGGGTTCCTGGTGCTGCTGCGCTTGCCCATATGCCGCCATTCATTAGCGATGCGCCTCCGTTCGCGTCCATTGTTGCCGCTGTCGCCAATAATACCGTACCAGTCCATGAACCGACATTGCTAATTCTTATTTGTATATCTTCTGAAATCGTGTTCCCGCTCGTTCTCCATCTGGCGATGCCGATACTCTGAGCATACGAGCCTGCGCTGCCGCCTGAGCCGGTTACGATTCCGGTCGCGGTGCGAGTAAACCAGTGGGGGAAGCCCTCGGGGTTCTCGATGTAGGAAATATATTTATCGGTGATGGTTGCGGCTGCCATTCCATAATCTGTATTTGTGATTAGTGTTATTGTTGTGTTTCCGGCTGCGTAGGAGGATGATTCGACTACTCCGTATTCATAGCCTCCGCCGTCCTTGTATCTGATCTTTGTGCCTTTGCGGAATCTTCCCGTCTCGTCTCCAACGACTGTAAAAGTATGGTTGGCTGTGCGGGTCCATGTCTCGGTTCTTGCCTGCCATCCACTTTCGGGAATGGCTCCGACTCCGGCCGGTGTCACTTCAAAATCAATAGTTCCGTCGCTGTCCTGGTAGGTGACGGCTATTCCTGTCTCTGTGTTGCTTGTGAGCATGGCTCCGACAATATCCTGTACTTCTTCGGTGGTGGGGTTGGCGGTGTGCGTGTGGTCGTCCAGTGTCTCGAATGCTCTCTGTATATTGTTGTCCCTGACGGATAATTTATTTATGAAGCTGCCGGAGTGTAGCGGCTGGTAGTTCGTGAGAATGAGCTCCTCGGTTGTCTCCTCCAAGAAGGGGCCGCCTGCGTCAAAACTTCTGTCTCTGAGTGGGTGCGGCTCTCGGATTGATTCGGCTATCCTATCGACTGCGGCGGGTTTCGGCTTTAGGCTGGCTACGAGGTTTTCCATTTCATACAGGCTTTCGATCTCGGTCCGCCATGGATACGCGGCGCTTGCCTGAAATACTTCCTTGACTTTCACACAAAAGCCTAGTCCATCAATGGATACAAAATCTCCGTTTTGTAATTCAAGATTGGGAGGTGAGAGGGTCGCTTTTATATGTCCGTCTACGGTGTTGTATGGGGATATGTAGGGTGTGACCGTGGAAGGAATAAAGCCTAGATTGAAAACGGGTCCGCTCGTTCCGAGTGTGTGCTCGGCGTCTGCCTCGTCCTTCCAGTAAAGTTTATAGACCGGTGCGGGTCTGAATTGCCTGTAAAACTGTGGTAGGTTGCTCGATGATAATACTAGGTCATAAGCTGGATAATCTCCGTTCGCGTCGGCGTAGGCGTCCAGACTGCTCGATGATAATATCATCACCTTATTATCTTTCCCCCAATCTAGAATGTTTGTAAGATACTTCTGCCTGAGCAGGTGGTGCAGAGTGTCGGCGTTTTCTGCGTCCAGCGTCTGGCCGGTGGGCATGAATTGGATATCTTTGTACCATTCCGAGAATGCGATTGGAAATGTTTTCCATACCAGTGAATTGGTAAAGTACACACTGGATGTCTGCCCGATGGCTATTGCCATTGCGCCGTCGACTTCGATATCTGAGGGCGTGGATACCTTCCGGCTTGCGAATAGATGCGCCTGGACGATCATCACATTGTTTCGCTCCAAGGCTCGCTCTCTGACAAAGTAGCGGCTGCTCCGCTCGACATATTCGGTTCCGTCGATCAGTAACCCGCGCTCGATACTTAAATCAATGTATGGTTGCCTCCACCATGTATCTCCGCTCTCGATCACAATCCGCGCTGTCAATGTTAGGTTTCCGAGCTCGTAAGCCAGCACGCTGCGGTTTAGGAAATTGACATTGTTTATTGTGATGCGGGCGCGTATGATGGGGGAGCCGTTCCCTGCGGCTAGTGCCGCTTTTAGGGTTGCGTCAATGGTCCGCATTCTATTTCATTTCCCACTGGTTGGTGTGATAAGCATCGTTCCATGCGCGGCTGTCCGGCTCTGAGACGGCTGCGCTGCGCTTGCGCTGCGCTTCAGCCATGCGCAAGGCGAAAGCCTGGGCGAAGCCTCCGGCAATTTCTCTGTAATTGTCCGACTGCTCCGGCGATAGATTGATCGTCTCAATCCTGGCTGTGGCTCGAATCATGATGGCGAAGAATGCGCCGCCGTCTACCATGGCTTGATTATAGTAACTTGGGAGCGTGCTCTCGACCTGGCTATCCAATCCGTTTATGGTGTGGTAAAGGATGTACCTCACTATGATTGTATCGGCGCTGGTAAGCGGTCGGCGGAGCCTGAAGAAGACGCGTTCATCTTCGATGTATCCGTCATAGTCTAGTGATTTATCGACTTCGTTGTTATTCGGTCCCTGCCTGAGAATGTCGATGATCTCGATGGCGTTTGCGTCTTCGTCTGAGAGCTCGTATTCGTATTGATTGGTGACGGCGGTAATGGTCACGGCTGCGAACATTGGGGCGCGCATGTTCCAATCACTGAGCGCCTGCCTTATGGCGGCGGTGCAAATTGCGGTTGTGAAGTAGGTCCCGCTTGCATCGCCTAAGATGTTCTGTACCTTGCCGATGAGTGTGGTTAGGCTGTCTGTCATTGGGTTTTCTCCGCGGCGGAGCCGCTATTAGCAGAGGCGGGCGTACTC